ACCGTAGAGAAAACGCCGTCATCAACTAAATCAAAGTCAACAATAATTCCGTGAAAAACTGCGGTCTTTGTGTTGCCTGCACCAATGTTTGTTAACGACGAAACAAAAACGCCCTGAGCAAACCAATCGGTTGTTGAATATGTGCCACCGCCATTAGGAGTCAATGCGCCGTCTTTATTCAACAATGTTATTGAACAACTGCCACGGCCCACCACATTGACATCAACCGACTGGTCAATACTCATGCTTAACACTCGACTACTAAAATCGGTTGGGCTTGCTACGGAACCGATTTCTATTTGCCAAGCAGTATTAATCGTCATCGGCGGATCGCAGTAGTTGTAGTTATTGGGATAGCACCGTTGTCTCTAACCCAACGCTGGATAGCGGCTACGACTTGATTGGGGTCGCCACCGTTGACATTGACCGTGATATTCGCATTACCGCCTAGCGCGTTGTTTGGAGTGATGTTCCCAGACGTACCCGGCGTAAACAGTTCGGGACCCTGCTCGCCCACAAGGTAGGAACTACCGCCCGCGACAGGGCCACCGCTAGCACGAGCACCCGCCACCGACGGCGTAGACACGCGACGGTAAATAGACGCATCAACCCCATTTGAACCGATAGGGGACTCAAGAAACTTCACTAGACCCGCGGCACGTTCAAGTCGTTCTAAGTCCATACTGTTGATCTCTATAGACAACTGGGTGGATAGTTCGGGCGGGAAGTTAGCAGCGAACTTAGCGAAATCTTCAGCCACTACAAGCTGCGCTGCATGGAACGCGTCCATTTCTTCTTTGCCACCCTTAAACGCGGCGATAGCAGTCTCACGCAAAGTGTTGAGGTCAGCGTCTAACTTGTCAAAACTGACTTCGCGTTCAAACTGTCCGATCAGATTCTTCCACGCTGCCTCAGCAGTACCGATCGCGATTGCTGCTTTATCAACTGAAGTCGTAAGTTCATCCAACGGATTGCGGGCTTTTTTGATCGCTTCCTTAAAGTCGTCCGCATCTTGTCGAGCGTTTCTCATGTCCTCAGCAAAAACGGGGATCACTTCTTTTTCGTCTTTGAACAAACCAAACACAAAACCCGCAGCGTCCTTAACACCACCCAAAGCGTTTTTAGTAAGGCCCAGTGGTGTCAAGTTTTCCGACATCCAAGTCGCGCCCGGAATACTTTTAAAAACGTTGCGGACATCCATACCAACGTCAAGAACTTTTCCGAGATCACCTAAAACAGGGACCAGACTCTGACCGATTGACAAAGACAAATCCTCAACTTTGTCCTTGAGGGTGTCCATGATGTCACGAAGTTCTTTAGCCCTAGCAAGTTCTTTCGGGTCAATAACTTTTGACTTTGAAACACCATCTAAAGACTTTTTAAGATCGTCGGCCCCCATCTCAATAAGAGTGGACATGGACTGCCAACCCTTACCAAGGAGCTGCGCTGCTACCTTGGCTTTCTCTGCTGGGTCCTTAATCTTTTTTAGGCGATCAATAGTGTTAAGAAAAGTCTTGTTAACATCTAATGAACCGTCTTTCAGATATACAAGATCAACGCCGAGGTCACGAACTTTGTCAGGGTCTGCACCAATAGTTTTATTAAGTTTGCCGATAGCGGTCTGAACGGCGTCAATGGGGACACCGATGTCACCCGCCGCTTCCATATAACGTGACGCATCCTCAATCGCTAAACCTGTAGCGGTAGCAAACTTTTCGGCACCCAACGCTAATTCTTGAAACGCTTTAACACCGTCAAAAGCAAACTTGCCGAAAGCGATACCGCCAGCAACAGCAAAACTTGCAGCGTTCTCCTTAACCGAATCCATGACAGATTTAGAGCCAGCCTTAAACTTTGCTAGCCCACCCTCAGCACCGCCGACGGCTGCTTTGAAATCACCAAAAGCCTTCTTAGCGTCCTTGATCCCTTTGTCCTGTAGGTCGGTAATGATCGGAATACGGATAGCCATTACAGCACCAACGCTTTCGTTAAATCATTAATCTGTTTCATAACCTCATCAACAGAAACCTTCATTTGAGATTCAACCTGACCGGCATTATTCTCATACGCTCGCCACATCACTCGAGGCTTATTGCCCCAACCGTTAAGAGCATCAGCAAGACGATTCGGATTAGTGCCAGCAAACTCCACAATTGAAGCTGCAGCATCCTTATTGACAATCGTCAAAACAGCATCGCTTTTCTTAGACAAAGACGTCTTAACTGTGATGCCACGCACGGCTGCGCTTTGAACATAAGGAAACAAACCTCTACCACTAGGAGCCCAAGTGCGACTAATACCAGACGGCCATGCCCCATTCTTTTTAGTTGGGTCTTCAAACGGATACAACTGTTTAGCCTCATCAACAACAGGCTTCAAAATCTTTTTAGCGTCCTTAAAGAACTGCTTTTGAACCTCAGGTTTAACTTTCTTAAGCGCCTTCAAAGTGGACTCGAGTCCTTGGACTTGCATCGTCATTTGTTGCGCTCCTTCAGTATCTCTGCGACTGTCAGGAGGTCGTCAACATCAAAGTCTACATCATCAGGGAAGTAGCCCGTCACGACTAGGAGCTGCGCTAGTGAGTGTCTGAAACTTCCACTGGGGTAACTTTTCCCGAATCACTATTCACGATCTCAATGTCCACAAGTTTGTTTACGAAAGAGTCAAACTCTACGGGGATCGCTTGACCGTGTTCGGTCTGAATCTTTGCGGCGTGCCACGCCATAAACGCCATATCTTCCATACCGAAGTTCTCGGCAAGGTCACCCGTTTTCATTTTGAACTTGCGTTCCCAAGCAACCAATGTTGAGAGCGTGGTCGTGATCGTGGCGGGTCCGTAACCGATATCAAATCGGATCGTTAGTTTCATGTCGGGTCCTTTGTTTAGGTTTGTTTAGGCTTCAGTCCAAGCGAAAGTTCCGCCCATGAAAGTCACGCTGACGGTCGTTAGTTCTCCGAGCGTGTACGCAACAGGGAGCTCCTCAAGGAAACTATTACTGAGTGTGCCGAGCGGGTTAGTTGCGCTGGTTGCAGCGGACGATCCTTTAATGGTGATCGTCGCAATGTTTGTGCCCACGAGAGCCTTCAAAGTTGCATAGGTTTCGGTGGCCGCGGTTGACCAGTACAAGTCAAGTGACAACGAGTTGTCTTGCAATCCTGCAGTGTACGAAATAGCGGTAGAGCCAAAAGCGTTAGCCTGCAACGCGGTGATCTTTTGCGACAAGGTAGCCGACGTGCACTGGTCGGATAGATCCACTGCACCGATGGATACGACTGGGTTTGATAGATATGTTGCTGTGGCCATGACGGATCAATCCTTTTTATTGTTGGTCGCGTCGGGCTTCTCAGATAATTTAGCACTCTTGCTCGGGTGAGTGTCGGAACGCTGAATGAACCCGCCAGCGAGCAACCACTCAATATCGTCGGACGGTTGAGCCATAAACGGTTTCCCGATCTCGCCCACTCGAACACTTGAAATAATGTAACGATCCATTGTTTATCCGTTCTGTGCTTGTAATGGAATGATGAGTTCGTACCCTGCATAATCCGCCCCGCCGACGGTGACAACTTTCGGTGATGCCGACATGACCGCAATGTTTTTAAGTACCAAAGCAGACGTAAGGTTCAGCAGCTGACGCAATGCGTCAAGGTTGCCGGGGCCATTGCTGATTAGCGTGACAGGAAAAGTCATTTTGACAATGTTGTAGTTGAACGATTCGATGGATGGAGCGTCCACAAAAGCGCAAGGTGGAGCGATATTGCGAGGATCATTAACGACACGAAGGCCCGCAATAGTTTGGAGAGTAGTAACCAGATCATCTAGTGCCTCGTTCAGGAAGTCCGTATAAGCCATTTTAAGCCACTTGCGGTCTGTTGATGCCTAACAACTGTTTGACGATGCCTGAGAGCCCTACAACGGGCGCTGTGCCCATGTCAGTGAACGACGCGAACTGGTCTACGCTTCCCCTTTGTCTGTACAAAGCCGACCCATACATCAAAGTTCCGAGGGTTGCATCTCCGCCGGGTGAAGTTGACAGTGAGTCGATGTATCCCGACTCTTGACGTCGACGAAAACAGAACGCGTTCGCAGCTGACGCACACTGAACTAAGAAAGCGGTTTCGTCACCAGCGGTCGTAATCCCGAGATATGTCGCG